ATTAGGTATTAGGGGGTTTTTTGATTTTGCAGAAAATAACAGGGATATGATGTTTGAGTTAACACCTATTGGGTGTGGGTTGGCTGGACACAGTAAAAAAGACATATGGAAGATTCTATCTGGTTATGGGGTTTCTAGCAATGTGTTTCTCTCTCATTCGTGGATTAACGATAAATGACAGGACAGAGTGAGGCGAATATTCAGGCCGCGATTATGTTGGCCGTGTGCAAGACTGGCGCTAGGCTGTTTCGGAATAACATTGGGGTGGGGTGGATTGGTAAATCTGAGACTATTTCATCCGAGCAAAGAGTGATGGTTTACTCCGGTGATGTTATCGTTAGGCAAGCAAGGCCGCTACATGCTGGCCTAATCAAAGGGTCTAGCGATCTGATCGGGTGGGATGGTATCGGGCGTTTTCTTGCCGTAGAGGTGAAGGCAAAAACAGGCCGCGCGTCACTAGACCAGCTACGGTTTATCGACGCCGTGAATAAAGCTGGCGGGCGTGCAGGAATAGCAAGATCAGCGCAAGAAGCTGTTGACATAGCGATGCGGGCGCTGTAGGGTTTGGCGTGTAACAATGGAGTGAAGATATGACAGAGGAAAAGAAGAAGTATAAATATGTATCAACCTGCATGTCGCGTTGGTGTATTTATAACACTCGCGGCAATTGTATCTGTCCGAACTGTGGGTGTTACGATAGTTTCAAAACGATGGAACATCTATGACAATCACAATCCACAACTTTGAACAAGGCACGGATGAATGGCACGCCGCGCGTTGTGGGCTGCTTACCGCCAGCGAGGTTAAGCTGATCTTAACGCCGACACTAAAAATCGCGGACAACGACAAAACCAAAACCCACGTTTACGAGCTAGCCGCGCAACGTATTACCGGATATACGGAGCCAACATATATTGGCGATGATATGCTGCGCGGCATGGATGATGAAATTGATGCTCGTATTGCGTATTCTAAGAACCGCGATCCGGTAGAAGAATGCGGATTTATCACCAATGACGAATGGGGTTTTACGCTTGGTTATTCGCCGGATGGATTGGTTGGTGATGATGGATTGACTGAGTGTAAATCACGCCGCCAGAAATATCAGGTGCAGACCATTGCGGAACATGTATTAACTGGCGGTGCAAGTATTCCAGTTGATTACGTCCTGCAATGCCAAACCGGGCTGTTGGTGACTAAGCGTAAATGGCTTGATTTTATAAGTTATTGCGGAGGGATGCCTATGGTTATTATCCGCGTGTTTCCAGATCCAGTTATTCAAACGGCTATCATCGACGCTGCAACTAAGTTTGAAGCCAAGGTGCGTGATGTGGTTAATGGTGTGAGTGAGTGGGCCAAGTTGCCTGATGTTATCCAGACTGAACGTAAAACCTATGAGGATATTGAAGTATGACAATCATCAGGGTTATTGATTTTGAAACTACTGGCACGGAACCGCCAGCGCAGGTTTGTGAGGTTGGATATTCAGATTTAGACCTAGAGAAAAAGATTGTGAATACGCCGCTTTATATGTGCAGATCATGGGCTTCTTTGGGGTGAAAAACTTACACTCAAAGTCTGCGTTATGTGCGGCAAATGCCGTTACAGTTTCGTCGTCACACCTATCTTCTGAAAACTCATCCCATCCATCGCATTCCTGCTTACTGATGTGATGAATTGCCCTAACCTCTGGCGGCATATCACTAACGCCGCAAAGCCAATCGCGCGGCGTATTCACAATCTTTTTCTCTAGGTCTAAATCTGAATATCCAACCTCACAAACCTGCGCTGGCGGTTCCGTGCCAGTAGTTTCAAAATCAATGACCCTGATGATTGTCATACTTCAATATCCTCATAAGTTTTACGTTCAGTCTGGATAACATCAGGCAATTTAGCCCACTCACTCACGCCATTAACTACATCACGCACCTTAGCTTCAAACTTAGTTGCAGCGTCGATAATGGCCGCTTGAATAACAGGATCTGGAAACACGCGGATAATAATCATAGGCATCCCTCCGCAGTAACTAATAAAATCAAGCCATTTCCGTTTAGTAACCAATAGACCAGTTTGACACTGCAAGACGTAATCAACTGGAATACTTGCGCCGCCAGTTAATACATGTTCCGCAATAGTCTGCACCTGATATTTTTGTCGGCGTGATTTACATTCAGTCAATCCATCATCGCCAACCAATCCATCCGGCGAATAACCTAGCGTAAAACCCCATTCGTCGTTGGTGATAAATCCGCATTCAGTGATCTCGCTGCGGTTCTTAGAATATGCAATACGCGCATCAATCTCATCATCCATACCGCGCAGCATATCGTCACCGATGTACGTCGGTTCGGTATACCCAGTAATACGTTGAGCGGCAAGTTCATAAACATGGGTTCTGGTTTTATCATTGTCTGCGATTTTCAGCGTCGGTGTCAGGATCAGCTTGACCTCGCTTGCGGTAAGTAGGCCACACCGCGCGGCGTGCCATTCATCTGTGCCTTGGTCAAAGTTGTGGATTGTGATTGTCATGCTGGCACCGACAAATTCATCGCTGATTGATAGTCCATAACAATCCAATCAGTTTTGACAATTTTTGGCTTCACAATACACAAGTGCAAATACCCATCATGGATATTTACCCGTTCTGCGCCACCTTGATCAACCACTCCGTCACAATCAAAGTAATGCCGCAGCACCTCTGAGTTCCTAGTTTTTCCACATCCGGCAGGACCGTATACAATCACTGTTTTAGCCATCAAACCCTCCTAAGGTTGTTACACGCCAAACCCTACAGCGCCCGCATCGCTATGTCAACAGCTTCCTGCGCCGATCTTGCGATTCCTGCACGTCCGCCAGCTTTATTTACGGCGTCGATAAACCGTAGCTGGTCTGGTGATGCTCGGCCTGTTTTTGCCTTCACCTCGACTGCTAGAAAACGTCCGCTATCATCCCACCCGATAAGATCGCTAGACCCTTTGATTAGACCAGCATGTAGCGGCCTTGCTTGCCTAACGATAACATCGCCGGGATAAACCCACACCGGACTTTCGTGTGAAATAGTCTCAGATTTACCAATCCAGCCAACGCCAACGTTATTCCGAAACAACCTAGCACCAGTCTTACATACGGCCAGCATAATCGCGGCCTGAATATTCGCCTCACTCTGCCCTGTCATACGCCATATCCTTAACCTCGCCCCACATATCACACTTCAATTCAGCCAATACCTGACCATCACGCTTAACCACCTTCACAGTATCAGCCGTGTATCCGTTATCCTTGCACCACGTTCTAACCAGCGCAATGCACTCATCGGATGTGTCGGAGCAGGCGCAGACTATAACCCCAGCCCTAAGCATGTTTCGCCGCCTTAGCTGCACGTCCAGCTAGCACATGTCTAGCCCGTTGCGCTGGATATTTGCTACCCTGCGCCTTAAACCTTGCCGTTAAATCCTCTAGCGTTTCTGTCATTCCCTGCGCCATCCTTTCCTGTTTCTTTACTGCCGCCACTGACGCCTTATCAACCTTAACCAACTCGCCTTCAACTTCCTCAATCATTCTGCCAGTGATCGGGTATACGTTTCCGCAGTGCGGACATACGGGCGATGGCCTCGATACGTAGTAACACTCTGGGCATTGTCTAGTAGGCTCAGTCTTTTCGCCACCCTTCTTGCTATCCTTACCTTCCAAACTCCATTCTCGGTCACTGTCAGGCAATCCGTGAAAATCAGGTTTGCTGTTTCCTGCGTGGTCTAGGATAATTGCAGGGTAGTCTTTATATCTAAGAACCCTACCCCACTTCTGAATCTGGAGCGGTAAGGATTTAGTTGGCCTTAAGTCACTCATACATTCAATCGTCACATCCATATCAGCGGCGCTAGCTAGGTCAAAGCCAAATGTTAAAAGATCGCAATTAGCCAAAACTAACAGTTCACGTTTTGCAAATGCCTTAACCCTGCGCGATATTTCATCATCATCCATTTCACCGCTAACATGTGCAGCCGCAATTCCAGCATCACGAAAAGCTAACGCGGTTAATTCAGCATGTTTAACTGATGTGCAAAACGCTACATTCAATTTTCCCATTGCCATATCGCGATAATGCTTAATTGCACTGCCAACCAAAACTTTATCCTGCGTCATATATTCGTCTAATTGAGACTTATTATAATCTCCACCAGATGACTTAATACCACTCAAGTCAGGTATATTAGGCTGATATAACTCATAATCAGATAGGCGCTTATTATTGATTAGCCATGATGGCGACGGGCCACATACCATATCATCAAACCAATCCCCCATTGGTTTACCATTGGTTTTAAGTGGTGTTGCTGATAAGCCAATAATCCACGTCCCAAGCGCGCGATAATGGGCGATTACTCGCTCAATTTCTGCACCTCCAAAGTGGGTTTCGTCTACAAACAAAATATCAACTTTAGGTGCAGTATTTAATCGGCGTGATAGAGTTCCGCTAGTAGCTAGATGAACCCGTGCAAATGGGTTAACCGGGTATTTATCGGCAATATACCCGTAAGATATACCGTAGTTATCCATTGTCTTAGCCGTCTGACGCAGCAAAGCACGCCTAGGCACCATAAAAATACACCTACTGCCCTTAGCAACAGCAGACTGGATCATATAACTACCCATGATCGTCTTGCCAGATCCTGTACTCGCCTGCATCAACGTTGACTTCACCCGTCGCATACTGCCGCGCACACGTTCAATCAACTCGGACTGGTCGGGGAATAACTTGATCGAGTTCGCTGCGTTACTCAAACCCCAACTCCTCATCATCCGAAATAACCACCGCAGCAACCTGACCCATCACACTAACCAGCGGAACAGTCGTCACCTTGCTATTCCAGCCGGGGCCAAAATACACAGCCTTGTTCCCTGCCACACCAGCACCCGGATAATCCCCCAACGTCCTACTCCATACAGCCCACGGTGTTTCTGCTAGAACCTTACGCAACGGGGGGCTGGCATTCGCGATGATCAACTCACCATCCTTAATCTTAATACCATACGACGCCAGCCCTTTAACCGCACTATCGTATCCAATCCCATCGGTTCCTGCCGCCTTCGCAACCAGTTCACCTATAGACGATTCGCGCCCCATGCCGTTATCGTCATATCGCACACGCGCCGTCATAATCGTCTGCATCAGCTTCTCAGCATCAGACACATCCTTAGCCGACTTATGCCAATCCCAATCCTGCGCCTGCATCCATTTTTCCGCGTCCGCCAGACTGATTACCTTAGTGCTGGTCAGGCTATACGCGCCTGCGATGAACGGCCCCAGCTGATCGCCGTCACGCTGATCATCCAACACAATCGCCGCCGCCTTGGTAAACGTGGTTACGTTTTTTAGCAACGCGCCTATATTCTCCATGGTACGGGCCAGCAACCGCGCGCTGAAATCCTCATTCACCACGTCCGCAATCAACCGTTGCAACTCCGCAAACCGTTCACGCGAACCTGCCGACCTGTCCTTAACCAGTTCCAGTGCCGTAATCCGGTCCTTATCCGCACCCTGTTCAATCCGTGGGTTAATCGCCGCAAAACAGAAACACGACCGCAGCTGATACTGTGAGTTCGCGTTTTCAACCATCGAACCGCTACTCGACCGACGCGCCGCAAAGAAAATCTTCTCCATCTCACCTCGCGTTCCTGCCGTTTCGCTTTCCGCCTCATCCATGATGAACGGCCTACCGCTACTCCCCAGAGCCTTACGCATACCAGCTTCCGTTGTGCCGCCATCCCGTTTGATCGCCAACGCACCCAAACTATCCCTGACAATATCGTCAATAACTGTAGATTTACCGCTACCCTTCGGCGCAGTCACAACAATATGCGGACGCCACTTCAACGCAGATCCAACCGCCGCAATCACAATCCAGCCCGCCAGCAAGTCAGCATACTGTGGCCGCTTCCAGTTCAGCCGCTTACAAATATCACGCAGCCTTACGGCTTCTTTATTCGTGAGTGACTTACACCGCAACGATATAACCTTCTGGCCTGATTCGTATACAAACTCACTCTTAAACTCAGTCGGTGAATACTCAACTCCATCACATACAACCACGTCGCCGCAGTTAACCACTACCTTACCATCATCAATCCAAGCGCCAACCCCCTTAACGTTGTTCGCCTGAAATACCCCGCGACGGTGGCACTCTTCAATCAAGTGTGCGCTGGCGTGGCTGCAAATATCGCTATCACTCGATTTACCGTCATTACCATAATACGATTCCCACCACCTGCGCGGGGCCAGTCGATACAGGTTCTGAATACGCGCCAACGCCCCAGCGGATAATTCAACAATCTGCCCAGACGTTTTCGGAAAGAAAAAATACTGCCCGTGGCTGTGGCCAAGGGGGCGGATTAACTCTAGCGGATCTTCATCCTGTTCCGGTCCGATTTCTGCCATATCCTCAGATGGCACCCAATCATCATACTCAGGCTCAGGCACGGCCACTGGCGGCTTAACTACCAACCCAGCGCGCACGGCATCCAGCCCCTCGCTACAGTGTATATCGTTCCAATCCGTGCGGCGCATCACATCATCCGGCCCTACCATTGGGGCTAAAACGTGTGCGCCACCAATCGCAGCCGCAGCATCCATCGCAACAACCATACCGGGGTTAACAGGCTTGCCACGCACCACAGTCCACTGATCATTATCAGCCGCGATCACGATCTGCGCATCTGGGTACTTCGCCCGCATCGCAACCACAACCGCGCGCAGGTTCCCAGCGTCAAACGCCACAATCACGGGCCAGCCCATAGCCTCGCGAACCGTAGCACCCGTCGCGAAACCCTCACATACCGCGATCACGTCCAGCGAGTCGGATCGTTTCGCAATCGAGAAATACGAACCCGTCACGTCGCTGCCAACCATGAAACGTTTCGTTCCGTCCGGCTGGATAAACTGCAACCCAGTAGTCACCCCATCGCGGCTCATAGGAACCACAACCGCGCCACCCATAACACGCACACCATGCGCCTGCACTTGCTTGCGTTGCAGGTATTCCTCTGCACCCGTGGCGCGTGCCATACCTGCCAGCATACCAGCCGCCTTAACAGCAGCCTGTTTTCGCAGGGCATCGTCAGCAGATTCCCGCGCCGCCTTAGCCTCACCAGCCGCCTGCTTGTATGCCGCCTTGTCTGCGTCTGATAACGTGCGCTTGATCTTCGTGTGCCAGCTATGAGTGAACCCATCCTTCCACGATTTAAACCAGCCGACGCCGAACCCGTCAGCGCTCACCGACAGCCGATAAGCCCCGTTTGTGGTCTTAGCCTTATCCCCTTCAATCCGGTATCTGTGGATTTTATCGTCTGCGATTACGTCCGCTGCACGGTCTGGACCACATCCTGCGGCTCGCATTGCGGCCAAAAATTCGGAAATTTGCTCTTGCATGGCGTCCCTTTTCTTACATTGCAGACACTACACTATCGCGCGGCATACCGTCAAGGGGTATAACCAGAGCCGCGAAACTCACC